TTCAGCCTTGGGCTTCTTGGCAGGTGCCTTTTTGGCCGTAGACTTCTTGGCGGGTGCTTTCTTCTTGGTTGATTTGGTAGCCATTGCTTCCTCCTGAGTAAAGTTGTATCACGCTTCGGCTTCGCGTACTGGTGCCCCACCCCCAGCAGCAAAGGCATCTTCTGGACTTGGCGGTTGGCCGCCCTCTGCTCCCATTGGAGGACCGCCCCCTCCCCCACCGGCAGCAGCGCCACCCTGAGCCATCTGCATTTGCATCTGGGCTTGGGCTGCAGCCAATTGAGCAACCTCTTCTTCCGGCATCAAAATGCGCTGCGGCAATCCGAGGCTGGTGATGATTTCTTCTGAGAGTCGCCGACTGTCGACGTCTTGGTTCTGTGCAAGGAATGGGATGAGTTGCAGCAGCGTCTCGGACATGACACTGGGGTTCTGCTTGATGGGATTGTAGCTGACCATTTCGAAACCAACATCTACGTCTCGAATGGAGTCAAGGTCAACACTGAGCCACTTCCGGTTGCCTGCGACCCGTACCATCTTCTCTTCGCGCATATACTTCTTGCAGAGATAGAAGGCTTTGCTGGCAACATCTTCGACGGCTGCGTTGACATGACCCTCTCGAGTGGCGAGTCGGGTTTGCATTTGAGCATCGATGATTGCCATCTCCGTTGCGGTTCTGGCTCCTGTGACTTGGCCTCGAGCGGCTTCAGCGAGTGCGCTGATGAACGCGGCATCATCTTCTTGCCGTGCGACAAACTCTTTGACACCGATGGGGGTGTCGGGCAGAGGCATCTCGTAGAACAGGGTTGCGAGTGTTCTGAGGGCTTCGGAGTTCTGCGGGGTGATACCCACGAAGCTACCAACGGACGCCTCGACAGCTTTGTTGAGGTCTTCCTCAGTGATGCGACCGGCATCGTAAAGGATGCGAGGTACCATCAGATAGACGATTTTCTTCCAGTGGGTCAACAGGTCGTTGACGGTCTCTTGCTGGTTGAGAACAAGTTGTACCTCGGAGAGCCCCAGACAATCGACACCCGATTGATTCAGGTTGTACATGCTGTAGGGGATGTAATCAATCTCATCCTCGAACACGACGGTGTCTGCCTGCTGAACGTAGTGCTGAACCTTATTGGTTTCTCTGTTGTAGTATTCCCACACAGTGACCCAACGGGTCGAGTCTCGGACGGATTTGGTATCGCCTCGCTGGTTTTGGTCCAGTAACCATCGGGGATAACGGTCAGGATTTACATCGGAAATCTTTGTACCTGCGTACCTACCACTGTCGACTCGAGCTTTGAACTCCGACCACGGCACAACGGTTGCCTCAAGCCAATAGCGGATGTCATCTACGTCCCTTACAGCCAAGTCGAAGAACAGGCTGGACGGGTCAACAGCTCGAATGATTGGACTGTCTTCGGTCTTGTTCCAGCCCGTTTTGAAGATACCTCTCTTACAAAGCACTGCATCGATAAGTGTCGTGGCAGCCCGTCGTCGCATGTTGTTGTGCTTGAACACGTACTCCAACAAGCCGGTTGCGGCGGGGGCGAACTCTTGGCTCAGCCGGTTGCGCGGATTGGCAGCGACTTGGGGATTGGGACCAAGCAATGCACTGAGTGCGGTGTCTGCAATGGCATAGATAAGATTCTTGCTGCACAACAGGCTGTTTGCGACGGTGCTGTCGAACTGCCCCTGCGCGGGACCGACAGTCCAGAAGTCACCACGGTAGTAGCGACGTGCCTTATCAAAGGCGGGCTTTTCGTTCTTGTCATAGAACTTACGGTGTCTGTCGATGAGGCTGCTGAGCTTGGCCATGAAGTAATCCGATATGAATGAGAATCTGTAGTTCTACCTTCCGCTGGCACGGGCCGCGAGAAGATTCATCAAACCTGCGTGGGCCTCGGCAGCGGCAGGGCCGAGAACAGAACGGGCACCTGCCCCCCCGTCTACATCGGGACGGGCACGAGCAATCTCTGCGCCCGCCGCGACGAGACCCTGTTTGCCGCCCGCTGCCATTGAGGCTTGAAGAACCTCTTCATAACTTAGCTTTTCGCCGCCATAATGCTTTTTTAATGCGGCAGCGGCTTCTGCTTGGTTAATTGTTTGTTGGTCTTTCCGCCTTTCGAGAAAACTCAAACCTTCGGACGGGTCCGTTGGTACAGTTGTTGGATCGATTGCGGGAACAGTTGCGGGAGGGGTGGTTGTCGCCATGATTACATCCAGTTTCGGGGTGGTGGTTTGAATGGAGTCTTTGCAGCGTCCTTGTCGACCCGCTGTAAACGGTCCAGGTCTGAGATTGTAACCTGACCCGCTATTCGAGTATACGCGCCTTCTTCCATCTTAACTCGATTGAAGTGACGCCTCGACAATATATCTGCTGCCATTACGGCTGTTCTTGCGCGGTCGAAGTGATGTGTAACGCCATCGAGACCTTTGATTCTTTTCTTTCGGCTACCGTCATAGTTGACGAGTTGATGCAGCATACCTCTGGAAACAATCGCAAGTTCATTATCATAGAGCATCTTGACGAGTCGGGCTTCTGCTTCTTGGACTCGTTTGTTGGTGGCGTACCAACCCGGATGCCTCCGGTCAGTCCATAAGAGATTGCGACATCCTATGTCATTGAGCACAGCGATACAGGCTGCAGCATTGGACTCGACGGCTACGAGAGCCTGGTTGTAACGAGCTTGGACTTGGACCAATCGTCGAGCGAAACGGTCTGGACTCTCTCGGTCTTCCCAGAATGCGACCTCTCTGCGCTCAACTGCGTCCCATACGGTGAGTGCGCTTTTGTCACCCGTAGCGCCGAAGCCTGCGGGGTCAGCGGTAATAAGGTAAGCAGAACCTTCTTCGGGCGGTTCGAGTTCGTGGCACCCAGCCACTCCAAGAGGTGGGTCGGCAATGGCACGATCAAGCCACGGCTTCAGAACCTCAGTGGGCATGATGGGAGCCTCTGCGCCCAGCCATCCATCGTAGGGGCCCGATGGGTATTTGCTCGTGAACAGTCGCGCATCGCCACCAAACTCTGTTTCGAGAGCGGCACGGCGGAAAGCCAAATGAGCAATTGTCATACTCTCGTGGTGGCGAAGATATTCGAGTTCTGATGCTTTCGGCTTGAATCCCTTGTCGTTGATGCAGCAACTATCGTCTTCCCACCAGTTGAAGAAGAGCGGTCGGAACCGTCCTCTATGCTCCAGTGCAGAGTGCCACATCTGTTCATGATGACTGCCCGCACGACCTGGGGTCGACTCGAGCATGACTTTGGCATTGGGGCGTTTGTTCAATGTGGGGAAGATGTTGATGGCAGCTTTGCGTTGCCACTTGGATTCACCAAACTCTGTGATGACCAAGCGGTCGATGGAACGGCCGATAGCAGGAGACCGCCCACCTGTGGTGAGAATCTTGATGCTACCACCATGACAGAAATGGATTTGGGTCGCCCCGGCTTTACGCCCCTCTGCCAAGGGCATCTTTACGTCGTCGGGGAGGCCGTGGTACGCAAATAGAATGCGTTCGAACACATCTTCTGCGGTTCCTTGACGCTCTGCTATAAGTAAGCCCTTGACGCCGCTGAGATACATACAGTCTCGGAGTAGCAACATCACGGCGATGGTCGTGACCTTGGCTTGCCGAAACTTGTTAACGATAAGCCAGTTGTGCTCGTCGTAGGCTTTACAGATTTCCATCTGCGTCGGTGTAGGGTCCATATAGTCTGTGGACTCATCTTCTTTCACAATACGGCACATTGAAGGAAAGGCATGCGGCACAGCCAACATCGCCTGCACCTTGACCATGTTAAGTCCAGGAGCGTGGGCTATGTTGGCACCACCGACAGATTCAGTCGGTTGTTGACTTTCCGCTTTCATGACTTGATGGTAACATGGACGTGAATCATATGTAGGAGGTTGAGATGCCGCTTGGTCTTTTGGGGTTACAGTTAGCTGCTCGAGGTGCTGCTGGTTTGATGGAACGCCGAAAGCGGGAAGAGGCGAGAGGTGATTTGAGCGGTGTACTCAGCCAAGTCGCTCAAGCACTTCCCCGAGTAGGGAATCTTGCAGAGGCGGCAAAAAGTGGTTTAGAAGGGATTACGACGGCAGCAGGTGGGGTTGCAACGAATGTTACCGGTGCCGTTCCCGGCTTGGCCGAGGTAGTCGGTTCTGGTGTCGGCGCGGGAACAGCGGCCGGAACAGCCGCTGGAGCGACAGGTGCAGCGACAGGTGCCGCAGGCTTAGCAGCCTTGGGAGCGTGTTGGGTGGCTGATGAACTGTATGGACCCCAAGCAAAGAGAACCCACTTGGCGCGACTGTATGCACAGACCAACGACACATGGTTCCTACGAAAGTATAAGAAGCACGGTGTTCAATGGGCACAGTGGTTGAAGCATCACTCATGGGCAAAACCTCTTGTGCGACCCATCTGGGACGGCATGGCATTTAAGGGTGCGCTGATAGCAGCCCGGTGGGGGGAAGCCCAAAATGGGTAACTGGATTCAAGCTGCAATTAAACATCCCGGCGCACTGCGAGAGAAGCTGGGTGTCCAGACGGGCGAGACGATTCCCGCAAAGAAGTTGGCGGATACGCATAAGAGGCTGAGCAAAGCGGCTGAAGGTCCCAAGAAGCTCACAGGTTCGCAGCGTAAGCTACTTAAGCAGGTCAATCTGGCGCGTACCCTTAAGAGCATGAAGAAATAATCAACGAGACTCTGAGACACCACGTTAAATTTATCCTTGCACCGTCAATGGAGATGGTGTAAATCTAAATATGCACCCACTACAGGTGGCCGGGTAGCTCATTGAGTCCGGTAAATCCTCGGCGGGCAGGCGTAGTAACCAGTACAAAAACAACAACTGGGGCAGAGACCCAGCAGCTACGCCTATGTCCTACGCCCCCGAGGTAATCCCATGTCGATCTCAACCGAGGTTCTGAATACTACATTCAGCGATTTACGTGGACCCCTGGTCAATTCTTTTATTCAGAGCAATGAGCTTTGGGATGCGCTTGATAAGAAAGCGCGGATGCCGATGGAAGGCGGTTCGTTGATCGAACGCTCTTTCGCTGGTGGTGCCCCTGCTCGCGGTGTCGGCGTCTACGTCGGTGACGAGCTTCTGAACATGACCAGGCGTCAACAAACCAACCGGTTCAAAGTTGAACCCCATCGTTTGGTTGTCGCTA